TTTCGCATTTGGTAATTATGTTGATTGTCGAACGTCCATCGTAATGTGCCACAATTCGTTTACACTTCGGACAGTATATGGTTTTTGGATTTTTACTCATATTCTCTTTTCCTTACAAAAAATGCACCGCCTAAACAAATAGACGATGCATTATACAGGAGGACATATGAAAAATAACACTTTGGGGTTATGGGGTGAAAGTGAATTTTCATTTTTTCACCATGATAGTACCATAATGAAAAATTTTAATCTATATCACATAACGTAACATTTTGTAACATTGTGTAACTACTTTTTGTCAAGATATTCATTTCCGTACATTTTTTCAAATTCTGACAAGGCATTGTTCCGTATTCTGTCTACTTGCATTCTGGAATATGACATATCCTTGGCAATATCCTCTATCGTTTTTCCGCTTACATACCTTGCTGTTAGAACTGTATACATATTCGTGTCATTTATTTTGTCGATTTGGCTGATTATATGACTTCTTTCTGCAATGAAGCTGTCTATCAATTTGTTTGTCTCATTCTCAAGGTCAACGATTTTCGCAACCGTAGTCCCCAATCTGTCTTTATCTGGCGAAGTTTGAACCCTCTCACCATCATTGGAAACGGTTATGGAGCATGCCATTGTTTTTAGCTGGTATATCTCTGACAATTTGTTTTGTATCATTCGTCTTAATCGTTCAATTCTACTCAAATACTCATGTGTTGTCATGCTATTCCTCCTATATTGGACTATGCATTATTACTGTTGTTCTATTCACCGCCGGAGCTTCAATAAACATTTCGACCTGAGTTATACCGTCCACAGCGTCCTCATGCTCATTTTTGCCAATCGTGACAAATCCGGTCATTTCATTCATAGCGTTCTGATATTCCTTGTCTCGGACATATCGTTTAATTCCAAGTCTTTCATCTTTTTCTCGTTCCTCTTGTGTTGGTAATTTCGATGTTAAGAAATGAAATTTTCTTTTCACGTCACCAGAGTAAGCTATTATTTTTGAAATCTTATCCATCTTGTTTGGTGCTTTCCGGCTTGTGCAGCTGCATTTATAGTTGTTCTTTTGCAACATATCGTCTACATACTGGCAATATAAATCGCCGCCAACATTTCCCTCGAATCGTATCTGCCGTATCTCATTTTCGATTATTCGCCCAGTAACGAGTGGTAGCGTTTCCTCTTTTGCACCTTTGTTGAATACCCAAGCGAAAACATATACATCTCCGCTCTCATATTCGGCACATATTGGCATCGACAAGCTATCACCACCGCCCCAAGCAACGTCAACAGCTGATACAATCCGGTAATCTCCTTCCGGCAGAATGCCATTGAAATATTGCAATTCGTCTGTTGGGAATAGTAATCCTTCACGCACATATGGCTGTTGCATATACTTTGCCATCCACTCGGCATTATCAAGTCTTTCCCTCATATCCCGGTAAAATTGTGTTGAGAATCCGTGTAAATCATAGGCAAAATTGCTCTCATCATTTTCGTTAAGTGCCGGAATTCTACGGAAATTATATTCTGGATTTCCCTCATACAATTTTCGCATTCTTTCGAGTGGGTCTAACACATTCCACAGCGTACCAACCATCAATTCTCTTGCACCGTCATTCTTACGGTCAACCATCTTATTCAGGTACTCTTGGAACGTGTTTTCCATTCTTGTAGGACTTAAGGAATGCTCTCTGTCTCTTACAAGGTCATCAATATACAAATAACCATCTGACGATACATCGACTGCACCAGTCCAGGTTCCGTCAATTCCTCGGCAAGTGATCGTTGCAAATCTATCAGGGTCTCCCAACGTAATGGTATATTCATCTGCGCTCTTGTCTGTCGGAAATGGCTTGTTTGCATATTTGGGATTCACATAGTCATAAAGCTCCTTGAATGTGTATTCTGGCGTTGTGATAAGGTTCATGAGTTCCTTGTAAAACCCTTTTGCTAATACACCAGAGTGACCGCCAAGCGCCGAATGGCTATTAGGTCTTTTTAAAGCTATCCACGAAAGAAAGAATAAGCATATGCTTGACTTTCCCACGCGACTAGGCATGGATAATCCGTAAAACCTTTCCCTATCATCTTCAAGCCTTTGTAAATCATCAACAACCGTCTTTAATGTCACTCTTCTTGGTTCGTAAAAACGTTTTTCTTTCGCCCTGTTCTTTTCCATGTAGAGGATAAAGCTTTCAAACTTATATTCGCTCTCCACTTTCAGAGAATCGTACCAAATATCCAAATACAAATTCGGGCATTCTTGTGCCAGACACGCTCTCTCAACCGTGTCTATGTCCAATTTGTTTTTTCTCAAAAAACTGACTATGTGATTCTTAAGGTTTTGGCACAGCTTAAGCCCGTACTCAATATCCTTTTCTCTCTTCAGCGCATACTCGGCATATTGTAAATACGCTCTCATGACATTTTCGTGCAGACCGTTGTCTTTAATTTCGTTTTCACATTCCTGTACTCTTCCCTTTAATTCTTGACTCGCCATAAAAAAACAGAGACTCCTTTCCTCAAAAATAAAAGAAGTCTCCATTTTGACTTGTTACACACTCACCATATCAAGTGTGCCATTATGTTTTAAAATATTTCAACTATCTCGTGATTTTCGTACACTCGCTCGAACAATGTTGGTATCTTCTTCAATCCACTCACGCTCCATTTCTTTTTTTACAAGGCTTATAATCCCATTTTTATCAATACTTTTTGCGGTCATAGAATAATGCACTCTAACAATTCCCATTAAATCTTCGTATTTCACCCCATGTTCTTTTGTGAATTGTTTAACATCTGTCTCTTCAAAAAACAAATCTATTTCAGGTAATAAACCTATTGTGCCACACCACACACTCTTTCCCCATACCACTATATTCCCAACTTGCACATATTGGCCGCGTTTGTCATATAAAACGTCCGGGGCTGTCATGGCTATTTCATTTAGAAAACTGTTTACTCTCTTCGGATTAGCAGCAAAATACAAAATATTAGTCATTTGCTCACGACCTTTTTGCTTATTTCCGCCACGCTAATCCCACTAGCCGACTTGCGCACTTCAATATCTTTCCCCTTGTGAAGTCCGTTTGCAATAATCTCAGCCTTATCTATGATTTTGTCCTTCAATTCCTTTTCGGTCATTATTTGCCCTCCATACTAGCAATTTTGCCTTCCTGCTCAATGCATAATTTCACAAGGTCATTAAAACTGTACGCTTCACAGATTTCCTTGTGTGATAATTCCGATAATGCCATCTGGTTGTCGGATTTGTTCGTTTTGGAAATTTCAGACTCCAGCTTTCGCCCACATATCGGGCAGAAGGACATCGGGATTCCAACATCTTCACACCCGCCTTCTGAATTATCCAGATATGCACCTATTTTGTAATTACCTTGCATGGTATCACCGGAAATACCGATTTCCAATGTGCAAGTACCGGCAAGTCCAAAATGAATCGTCTTTCTTTCAAGTGCCTTGTATGCACGTAAATCAAAATTGCAAAATTCACACATGTTACTTCTCCTAAAAAGTGCCTTTATTGCCCTCTATTTGCCTTTATACTGGATTTTATTTCCTCGATTGAGGATTTTATCGAATAAGAAGATTAATCGCCTTAAAAACGATTTTAGAGTGTGTCTTGGCGAATGAACGAAGCACCACGCAGCGTGAACCCATTCTCCCACAATATGTTTACCCATTTTTTAAATGTCGGAGTAGATACGCCCAGTTCCTTTGCGGCTTGCTCCTGTGATATTTCTCTGACTCGGTATTTATCCCATACCGCTTCGAATTCATCAGCACTCACTTTTTTGCCTGTATAATATTTTCTTTGGCTTTTACTTGATGACATTTTATCGCCTTCCGTTCAAATCTTATTTGTGCGGTTTCCGATAGAGGAAAGTTTTTATAGCACTTATTACAGCCTACCCAACATTTCGTGTAGAAAACCTCTACCAGCATTATTTATTTTTTGGCAGCCTATTACCGCAAAGTATACTGCCTAGTCGGTAGCGAACCGACAGTTTGCTATGGTTGGGATTTACACCCAACAACGTGATTTTAATACGCAAGAAAAGTTTTGTGTGTTTCCTCCTACTCACTGGCTCATCAACATTGCACCACTTCAATTATCTGTAACAGCGTATCAAATAGTGTCTTATTCCACCACATAGCAAAGCGCAGACGGTAGGAATCGAACCTACATAACAATTTTACTCGTTAGACGGATTAGCAATCCGCTGTGATACCATTACACCACATCTGCAAAACCGTCCATGAAATTTCCAAAGACGGATTCCTTTTCTACACTTGGTAGATAGGTCATTGTGATACATGGAATCGAACCATGTTCCTCTGAATATCATGGGATAGATATTCACCATGCGCCTTACACCAATCACAACCATCAAAACATTGAAAAATAATAGGGGGAGAAATGTAAATATGGCACCTTTCGGCAGCCAAGCAGAGGTGGTTGGAGTCGAACCAACAATCCGTACAGTCAAAGTGTACTGCGTTTCCTTTCTGCGCCACACCCCTGTGTTAAGCTTGTTTTATGTAATACACTAATGCACAAATCAATATGCCCAGTGCGGTAATGCTAAATATGTCTATTCCTTCCCCATCTTTGTAATCAAAATACATATTCAGCAAAATGCTTGAAATTATGATAATCATTCCGCTTGCTAACACTCTTCACTCCTTGCTTTCCGTCTTTTCTTGACGTATTTTTCAATCCTCCACGCTGAAATGGTTAGACTTCCACCAAGCAATCCCAATATCAGCGACAATGACTCTATTACCATCGTGTATGTGTTCGCAATTCCAAGAATTCCATAAATAACTATGCATAAAACATAAAATATCGCAAATATACGTGTTATCGTGCTTCCAATAATCTCAAGATGTTTATACTTCACTATACTCCTCCAACAAATTGTACAACGTTTTCCTTGATACACCGATTGTCTCGGCAAATTCTACCTTCGTTATCTCTCCGGCATCGCATTTATGCTTGCACTCAGCAAAAAGCTGCATGTCTATCTCTTT